ACTGTTGTACATCGTTGACAGAAAAAAAGTATACAAAGATTATGTGTGCATATTGACAATAAGTATCTGCTTAACTTCGAACATGGAGCGATAAGTAAATTACCAACCAAGGATATGGCAATAACTTATCAAAAGAAAATTGCAGATGTGATAAAACACAACACATAACCGATATTGACAGAACAATAAGTACAAGATAGACAAAGGAAAAACAACGATGAGCGAAATTCAAGTAATCAAACGAAGTGGTGGTAAAGATACATTAGATTTAGAAAAGTTACACAAAGTAGTGTTTCATGCATGCAGTGACATTAATGGCGTAAGCCCGAGTGAAGTAGAGATTAAAAGTAGTTTACAATTTTATAATGGTATCACCAGTAGTGAGATTCAAGAAACGCTTATCATAAGTGCGGCTGATTTAATCAGCGAAGAAACACCAAACTATCAGTGGGTTGCAGGTCGTCTTATTGTGTATCACCTTCGCAAAATGGTTTACGGCGACTATGACCCATGGCCATTGCTAGACATTGTGAGACGCAATGTAGAAGAAGGATGGTATGATCCTGCACTATTAGAAGATTACACACAAGAAGAATGGAACGAATTAAACAACTTTGTAAAGCATGACAGAGATGAAAACTTTACATATGCCGCTATGGAACAATTCCGTGGCAAATATCTTGTACAAAATCGTGTAACAAATGAAATTAAAGAAACACCGCAAGTAGCATACATGTTAATTGCAGCAACATTATTTGCAGATTATCCAAAAGAAACACGTATGCGTTGGGTAAAGGAATATTATGATGCAGTTAGCAATTTTTATATCAGTTTGCCTACTCCTGTTATGGCAGGTGTTAGGACACCTCAGCGACAGTTCAGCAGTTGTGTACTCATTGAAAGTGATGACAGCTTGGATAGCATTAACGCTACTACTAGCAGCATTGTTAAGTATGTTAGTCAAAAGGCAGGCATTGGCATCGGAGCAGGAAGTATTAGAGCACTCGGTAGCCCAATCCGCAAAGGAGACGCTTACCATACAGGAGTTATTCCGTTCTATAAAATGTTCCAAAGCGCCACAAGAAGCTGTAGCCAAGGAGGTGTGCGCAACGGAGCCGCCACACTGTACTATCCAATTTGGCATTATGAAGTTGAAGATCTGCTAGTACTCAAAAACAACAAAGGTACAGAAGAGAATCGTGTACGTCAAATGGACTATGGTGTTCAATTCAACAAGTTGTTTTATGAAAGATTAATTAGTAACGGACAAATTACATTGTTCAGCCCAAGTGATGTTCCAGGTCTATACGAAGCATTTTTTGCAGATCAAGACAAGTTTAGAGAACTATACGAACGTGCAGAACGTAATACAAAACTACGCAAGAAAACTATTAGTGCAACTGAATTGTTTAGTCAATTTATGGAAGAGCGTAAAAATACAGGACGCATTTACTTACAGAATGTAGATAATGCAAATGAACACGGTTCATTTAAACCAGACCTAGCACCAATCAGACAAAGTAACCTATGTGCAGAGATCGATTTGCCTACAAAACCGTTAACTGATTTTAACGATGACGAAGGTGAGATTGCACTGTGTACACTGAGTGCTATTAATTGGGGTAACATCAAAAAACCAGAAGACTTTGCAAAGCCATGTGAGCTAGCAGTACGTGGACTTGATGCACTACTCAGCTATCAAAACTATCCAGTCAAAGCGGCAGAACGTGCTACAGCAGGCAGACGTCCACTGGGTGTAGGTATTATTAACCTTGCGTATTGGATGGCCAAGAATGGCATGACATACAGCAATCCAGACTTAGAAATGATTGATACATTTGCTGAGGCTTGGAGTTACTATCTAATCAAAGCAAGTGCAGACCTAGCAGTAGAGCAAGGTGCATGCTTGTGGAACAATGAAACAAAGTATAGTGATGGTATTACACCTAATCAAACATACAAAACAGATGTAGATGAACTAGTACCACACAAAGAGCGTATGCCTTGGAGAGAGCTAAGAGAACAACTCAAAGCTACAGGTATTCGTAACAGTACACTAATGGCTCTTATGCCTGCTGAAACATCAGCACAGATTTCAAATGCTACAAACGGTATTGAGCCACCACGTAGTTTGGTAAGTGTTAAACAAAGTAAACACGGCATACTAAAACAAGTTGTGCCTGGCATCCATCATCTTAAAAACAAGTATGAGCTGTTGTGGGATCAGCGTAGTCCAGAAGGCTATATGACTATTATGGCTATACTACAAAAGTATATTGACCAAGGTATCAGTGTAAACACAAGTTACAATCCTGTGTTCTATGAAGATGAAAAGATCAGCATGAGTGAAATGCTTAGACATTTAATGATCTTTTACAAATACGGCGGCAAGCAATTATACTATTTCAACACATATGATGGTCAAGGCGAAATAGATATTGACAAACTTAACGAACCTGCTAATATAGAGATCGATGATGAATATCAAATTGAAGATGAAGAAGCCTGCGACAGCTGCACAATTTAAGGAAATAATATGAGCGTATTAAATGAACAACAACGAAACAAGCATCTCGAAAGTTTGATGTTTTTAGACCCTAATGGCGGCGTCGACATCCAGCGTTACGATGCATTAAAATATAAACAGTTTGACAAATTAACAGACAAACAACTAGGATTCTTCTGGCGTCCGGAAGAAGTTGATGTACTAAAAGATAGTGCAGACTTTAAACAATTGACTGAACATGAGAAACACATCTTTACAAGTAATCTCAAAAGACAAATCTTGTTGGACAGTGTACAAGGTCGTGCGCCAGCTGATAGTTTTAATCCACTAGTAAGTTTACCTGAACTTGAAAACTGGGTAACAACGTGGACGTTTAATGAAACTATCCACAGTCGCAGTTACACACATATTATCCGTAACATCTACAGCAATCCAAGTATTGTGTTTGACGAAATGATGGACATTGCAGAGATTATGGATTGTGCAACTGATATTAGTAAGCACTATGACGACCTTATTGAAATGGGCATGTGGTATAATCTTCTCGGAGAAGGCACACACCAAATTGTTTCTAATCGTAAAGCACGTAATGTTGTAGTGGACAAATATGAACTTAAAAAACTAATCTGGAAAGCTATGATGAGTGTAAACATTCTAGAAGGCGTTCGCTTTTACGTGTCGTTCGCATGTAGCTGGGCATTTGCTGAACTTAAAAAGATGGAAGGCAATGCTAAGATTATTAAACTTATTTGTAGAGATGAGAATGTACACTTAGGTAGTACCCAAACGTTACTTAAACTGATGCCCAAAGATGATCCTGACTTTGCACGTATCCAAGAAGAAACTCAGGACGAAATGGTACAACTATTTGTGGATGCAGTGGATCAAGAAAAAGCATGGGCTGATTATTTGTTTAAAGACGGATCGATGATTGGGCTAAATGCACAATTGTTGCATGAATATGTAGAATGGACTGCTAACAAACGTATGATAGCGGCAGGACTACCTAGCCCGTACAAAGGCGGTAGTAATCCTCTGCCATGGACACAAAAGTGGATTGCAGGTGCAGAAGTACAAGTAGCACCACAAGAAACAGAAATTAGTAGTTATGTTATTGGCGGTACAAAACAGGATGTGAACGGAAGCACATTCCAAGGAATGAAACTTTGATAACACTTTACAGTAAACCACTGTGTCCTTATTGTGACATGGCAAAAACTTATTTGAAAAACAATAATATACAATACGAAGAAATACGAGTGGATACCAATACAGAAGCTAGAGAGTTTTTGATCAATGAAGGGCATAGAACTATGCCTCAAATATATCATAACGGAAAACTCTTAGTTTCTGGCGGAGGGCAAGCACTTGTTCGTATGGATCCAAATCAAGTTAAAAAACTCATAGGAGAAATTATAGATGTTGGTGATATCCAATTATAAAAAAGGTGATACAGTTAGTATCAAATTAAGCACAGGCGAGGAGTTAGTTGCACGTTTCGACAGTAGCGATGCAGATGCTATCAAAGTTGTAAAGCCTTGTGTAATTACACTTAACCCGCAAAACGGACAAGCTATGCTTATTCCGTGGCTTATGAGTATCGACACAGCAAGTAGTGATCCAGTACAGATTCACAAAACACATGTAATTGCTACAAACAAACCAAACAAAGGTTTGGGAGACGCATATATGCAAAGTACAACAGGCATTGCACCGGCTAGTTCACTGCAACTATAAATAGTTGTATGGCATCATTTGTACACAGACAAGGCGATACTAGAAGTTGCGGCGCAACTACAATAACACGAGTAACAGATGTTCGTGTAAACGGTAGACCCATAAGTGTGGACAACGATCCAAACACACATGGCGGCGGCAATTTAAAAGCAAGCGTAACAGTAGGACATGTCAGAGCAAACAGTATTCCTGTGATACTAAATGGTGATAGTGCAAGTGCTGATAATCTCTGTCCTATTCCAGGCGGCAATCATTGTTCACCTAGTGCAACAAGTGCAAGTCCTGATGTTAGAGCAGGCGGCTATAGTCCAGCGAGCGGTCCACAATGAGTTTTAAAGATTTTCCAAATGGTCTAAATGACCTTAATGAATACTTAGATGCACGGCATCATATCAGCGGTACAACTGGCAGTGGAACAGATTCACTCAAAGTTGTTGCTAGTGCTGAATATAGTTTTACACTCAGAGAACTTCTTTGCGGTATGCTCAGTGGTAATGGACTTAAATTACCAAACGTACAATTGTGTATGCATGCTAATATCAATGCATTGTTGGGTATTCCAGGATTGCAAAGCGAACTACACGATGCTCTGACAGAGCTAGTAGGCAGTGTTGAACAATTTATGGATCACACCAAATTGGACAGTGTACTAGGACGTCTAAATGGTGTACTAGCAGAAGCACAAAACGTTGCAAACTTGATCAACTTCTGTGCAACACCTGTAAATCCAATTGCTATTCCAAACATGCTAGAACGTGCTATGGGTAGTTTCCTTGGTGCTGGTAAAGACATCATTGACCAAATCGGCGGTATTGCTCCTGAGAATGTGTGTGCATGTATTGGCCCAAGTGGCTTTAATGCAAGTGTGTTTAATGGCGGAATACTTGGTACTATTGCAAATAACATCAACGACATTAATGCAGGAAATCTTGGACAAAGTGTTATTGACAGTATAAGAGCTGACATTTCTAATGTTACAGGCGGCATTACCAATCTTATAAACTTTGAAAACAACATCAACGGCAGTTATGCACAAGGCGGTAGTCAATTTGCAACACCAGACTCTGGATGTAATACACAAATTGGTGTTCTACACAATTCAAACACAGGCGGAGTTAGCGGTAATGCAAGACTTGTAAGTCAACTTAAAAGTTTATATGATAGATTGGGTGCATATCCTGTACAGTACAGTTTGGGGTCTGGCACAGGTACCACAGGTACAGGACATCAATATGATTCAAACGGTGACCGTATACTGCAAGGAGAAGTGATAGAGTATCCGAATATATTCCACTTGTTACTTGAAGATAGCTTACTTGAAATTATACAGCGTGATGATAATCCCAATCCTACAGTAGACAATCAAACACCTGTGTACGATTACTGTGGCAATATTATCGGATATACCAGCAACTTTGCACAAAGAGAAACAACATCAAGTGAAGGTTCAACTCCTACTGTGCCAAACAGTCCTGGATATAATGCAGGCGGACTTGTAACAGATTCTAGTAATATTGCTAGTAGCGGAGGTGCAGGCGATACAACTGTAATCAACAATTTTAACAACAGTGGAAACACACTGTTTGTTGTAGGCAGCGAAAGTGCAATGCTTAGTGTAAATGCCGCAACAAATGATATTGTAGTACGCAGTGATATCTTAACCATATTCACTAGAAAAGATACAAATCAGTTTAGTACAGGAACTATCAATGATTTTCAACAAGCCACAAGTACACTGTTTGACTTTCTTAATAATCTGAATGTAGAATCAGGAAACGGACTTGTTGTAAAAGATGCAGGCGTTAGTAGAGCTAGAAGTGTTGTTGGCGGCGCTGGTCAAATACAAGTTACAAATGGTGACGGCGCAGGTGGTGATATTCAAATTGACCTACAACCAAACACAAGATTTCCAGGCACTGCGGCTATTAAGATACCAGCTGGAAACACTAGTCAAAGACCTAATACTGAAGTAGGCGAAATACGTTATAACACTGACACACATGTTATCGAAGGTTACTTTGGTGATACAGGTACTTGGAAAGTAATTGGCCCTAATTCAATAAACTTTAGTATACAAACTGCACTTAATTTAGGTAGTGGACAACAAGTATTCAAACAACTTAACGGTACAGAACTACAGTTTAGAACAATTACATCAGCTGGAGGTATTGCACTTACCAGTAGTGGCACAGAAATACAAGTAACTGATACAATAACATCGAGTAATGTAGGCAGTGGTGGTCAAATATTTAAAACAAGAAATGCAAATAACTTTGCATTTAGAACACTCACTAGCACAGATAGTAGTGTTACGATTACACAAAATACAGACACAGTTGATCTAAGTGGAGATCCCGATGTACGCAAAAGTGATGCTGTACAGACAACAGACGGCACTGCGGTTGCTGTTAATTTTCATGGCGGCACTATTTCTCCAGCAAATGGAAAAACTTGGTTCTTTGACATACGTGCAATTGGTGTTGCTACAAGTGGAGAAAAACAAGCATTTAAGATTGAAGGTGTAGTAACAAATGTTGCTGGATCACAATCAATAGTTGGCACTAACAATAAAGTAGATTATGTACGCT